CTTGAAGTCTATTGGACTGAAGGCAATCTTTGACACACCTATTGCTAACAACCCATTGCCATGGACATCACACTGGTTGTCCTCTAAAGGTATGCAGGTAGCACCACAGGAGACTGAGGTTGAGAGTTACTTGATTGGTAGCATCAAACAAGACGTTAAGAAGGACACATTTGCTGGGTTCCAACTATGAGGGTGATTGATGATGTGATGCCTGTAGTAATGCAGGATCAACTACATGATATGTGTACTGACCCAACCTTTATGTGGTCATTCTTACCAGATGCAACTTACGATAAGAGAGAAGAAGCTATTACTGGGGCGATGAATAAACCCAAGAACCCTTCTATGTCACACCTTGCGTTGAATGAGTATCAACCAAAGTCTGGCATTGCAAATCTCATATCAGCACATTGTTTATGTGCAAGTGATGTGGCAGGTCTCAATCCAAACTTCTTATATCGCATGAGGTTTGGGTTGTATCTTCCTATAAATGATGCTCCACTACATAACAATATGCATGTTGACATGAAGATCCCACATACTGTGATCTTATATTATGTCAATGATGCTGACGGTGATACGTTCTTTTTCAATAAGAGTAGGGAAATTGTAGATAGAGTTACTCCAAAGAAAGGCAGAGCAGTTGTCTTCGATGGACTGACACTTCACGCAAGTTCTATGCCATCCAAAGACTACAGAATTTCTCTCAATCTAGGTTATGTCGATCCGCAGTATACTAAGTAAGTTAGATGACAAATTCTTTGCCTGGTTGGAAGGTAAGGGCACTACAAGACCCGAGCGTAACAGACAAACAAGCGAGAATAATCATGCACGGACCAAAGTGTCTGACAGACGCATGGTTTCTCCAAGCAATGAAATTCAAATACCAGACCCATGGGATTAATGATCGATGACTTGGCAAAAATCATACGCAAACATCAAAAAACTCTGCCTAATGTAGAACCATTTGATGTTGACGACGAGTTCGCACAAGTTTATAAGGAAACTGAGGATGGTAATCTCAGTATTAAGAACGAAATGTTCAGTTGCACTGGACTTCGTAAAGTACATTTAGAAGTTGCATCATTAGGTAAGTTAGATATCTTGCATTGCATATGGTATCCCGAACCTGACTTTGATATTCCTATTTTTGGAGCAGATATTGTTGCCAATAACAATATTTGTAGTGCTGCTATCACAGACATTTCTCCTGTTGATGGTATAATGTCACCAGTTTATGATGAGATTGCAGATATCAGCAGATATTACAGTTTTAAGAACAACAGAGACATGCCTCAGTGGGGTGATATTTTTTCTCCTTACTGTAAGTTTGCAAGACTAGAAACAGATGATGACAGAACCACATTCTGTCAAGTTGTTGATGAATATCTTGATGCATTTGTTAGTGCTGTGTGGAAATCCACCATGGATTACAGTAGAGCAGAGAGTAGATACGAAGGTCAGATCAACTACTGTAAAAAACAGAAGTTGAATGACAAAACTAGACGTATTCTTGCCAAGTATTTTGGTGACAGGTGGGCAGATTTATACATCAACGAAGTGTTATTTGACGAACCCTAAATATTTTAAGTAATATTATGAAAGTGTGGAAGAGAGTTACCCAAACCCTTGGAGATATATGGGCACCGTGTTTGATGGGAGCCTTATTGGGGACAACTGGGGTTTTGTTTATAAAATTACCAATCAGTCCAACGAACGACAGTACATTGGGCGAAAGTATTTTTGGCAAAAAAGAAAACCCAAAGGTGCAAAGCGAAGGGTCACTTCCGAAAGTGATTGGAAGCGGTATTATGGGTCATGTCCAGAACTCAAAGACGACATCAAACTCTTTGGAAAGGAGTGCTTCACCAGAGAAATCCTCTCATTGCACAGGACACCTGGAAGGGTCAACTACGAAGAGACCCGACAGCTTTTTCTTCACGACGTTCTGACAGAAGCACTTGACAATGGGACGCCCGCGTACTACAATTCAAACATCCTCGGACGCTACTACAGGAAAGACTACTTTGATGTTTAAGATTTTGCTTGCCTCTGCTGCCCTTGCTGTGGGTCTCACTGGTCCACAAATTCCTCATGCAACGGAGGCACCTGAGATGCCTGAAATCCAACCTCTCCCTGTTATTCCTTACGAATACTCATGGAAGTGCGAGGATTGCACACCAGAAGAACAGTATGTCCTCGAACAACTCCAAGAACAAACCAAGATCTCTGATCTTAATTCTCTTGCAACCATTATGGGTAACATTAAACAAGAGAGCAACTTCCGTTCCAACGTATGCGAGGGAGGGGCTAGAGTTTCTTACGGGGATTGCCATAGCGGTGGTTATGGTCTTATTCAGTGGACCTCAATAGGACGCTATAATAACCTTGGTAAGTTCTGTAATAAATATGGTTGTGACCCAAGCAGTCTGGAAGGTCAAACTCGTTACATGATTAACGAGAGCGTCTTCCGTCGCTACTTGCCTGAGTTTGAGGGCAGAGGAAAAACTGTCCGTCAGTACATGGTTCCTGCCTATTATTGGTTAGGATGGGGCATCAAAGGCAACAGGGAACTGTACGCCTACGATTATGTTAAGAAACTTACTTGGTCATGATTTTACGAGCACTGAAAAAACTTACTAAACCTTTTACTGGGATCCCTGCACCCAAGGTTTTGAAAGATGACCCCTGGTTTGGTCCTGCTCCTGTTCTTTCAGAGAAACAGCAGGAGTATGTTCGTGCTCAACTAGAAGAAGAAAAACAACTCATCCCTCAAAGTGAGGACCAACCTCCTACAAAAGAGGTTGCAAACATTCATGAGGTGATGTATAATATTGCTACTGGAAACGGTAAAACTACTACACAACTCGATCCTCTTCCAGAGTTGGGTGGTGGTTCCGAGAATTTCCAGAGTGGACCAGGCGGTTGGATGTCTGGTACAGGTTTAAATCAGTTTCATCAGGGTCGTTGACCCTTTTATGTTTCAGTAGCTCAGTGGATAGAGCAACCGCCTTCTAAGCGGTCGGTCGTTGGTTCAAATCCAACCTGAAACGCCTTGTCGTTGTGGCGGAATTGGTAGACGCGCTGGGTTTAGGTTCCAGTGTCTTTATGACGTGGAGGTTCAAGTCCTCTCAGCGACACTCAGGGTGAATAGCTCAGCGGTAGAGCATCTCCTTTACACGGAGGCGGTCGGGGGTTCGATCCCCTCTTCACCCATTTCATACAAGAGGTTAAATGCTATACAATGTTAACAGCAAGATGCAAGGCATGTCGCAAAGAACTGACAAGCACTAGCAAAGTTCAGTTCTGTGGATGCCCCAATCAAATGAGAGTAGTTGATGACACCGTAGGTGCAGTTGACCTCTCTCAAGTCGTCCTAGTCAATCATGAAAAGAATATTAAATATAACGGAATTCTGACAGAAAGTGACCTAAAATATCAGGAGGACAGACGCAAACGCAAAGTCCGACGCATCACCTTTGAGGAACGCTAATGATCAATCTCGACGACCGCTACCATTCTTATCTACATACTGACAAATGCTTTGTAATTGATGGAGCATGTGAAAAAGTAAAGGGTTACGGTTTCGAGTGTGATAATGTCAATATTATTGGTTACTATGTATTGACAACCAACTACAAGTTACACTATAATCTAGAGGAACAGTTCCTTTGGAAAGAAGATATCATCGGGGTGTAGCTCAGTTTGGTAGAGCACTCGCTTTGGGAGCGAGATGCCGTAGGTTCAAATCCTATCACCCCGACTTGGTAACTTACCAACACTATTACTAATCATGCAAATTTTTCTAGACACAGCAGACTACAGAGAAATCAAAGATCGTTATGAAACTGGTCTTGTCTCTGGCATTACGACCAACCCTACACTAGTTCGCAAGTCTGGTGTAAATTATTTTGACTTCATCAGTCGTCTATCTCGCGACTTCTCTTTTGAGAGTATTTCTGCTGAGGTTGATGGAAATACTGCTGATGATATGTTGCAAAATGCTCAAGAGTATATTGCAATTGGTTCTGAAGTTACCATCAAACTCCCTCTAACTAAAGAGGGTCTTATTGCCTGTAGGATCCTCTCTGAGCAGGGTGTGAAAACCAACGTTACTCTCTGTTTCTCTGCCTCTCAAGCAGTGATGACCGCTTTGGCAGGTGCCACATACATCTCCCCGTTTGTGGGTAGAATGAACGATAATAGTTTCAGTGGCGTGGAACTGGTACGTGCCATTGGTGGTCTCTATGCCACTAAGCGAGTGGAGACTAAGGTTCTTGCCGCTAGTCTTCGTGATGTACACCACGTCTCTCGCTGTTTCTTGTATGGTGCTGACGTATGCACTTTGCCTACTGCAGTATTCGACAAGATGTACAACCATGTCCTGACTGATGCAGGACTTGCTATTTTTGAAAAAGATTTTAAAGAAATCAATGGTTGAAGTAACATTGGAAGAGTTTGAAAAAAACTTTGATGCGTACATGGATCGCATTGAAACTAACAAAGAGGAGTTTCTTGTTCGCAAACCAGATGGAACAGCAGTTGTTGCTGTTCCTGCCACTGACGAACTAGAAGCATTGTATCAAAATCATGATGAGGCATCATAGTGCTAGAAAAAGTTATTACAGGTATTGCTAAAAATGAACTCTACATGGGGTACATCTTTGGCATTATGATTTTGGGTGGTTTCATCCGTGAACATAGTGCTTTGGAGGATGTATATTCTTTAGCAAAGAAATATATCAAGGACCATCGTATCCTCGTTATCATCACTTCATTGCTAGGTGGCATCCTACCTATTCCTGGTCGTGTTGCATTGTCTGCACCACTCCTAGATGCTATTGCACCACCTGATAAAGAAAGACGTTCTCACTTTGGTGTGATTGATTACCTATCAGTCCACCATTACTATTGGTGGTCTCCACTAGAGAAGACAGTTGTTCTTCCTATGGCAGTGATGGGTGTATCTTATGGAACATTCCTAGGATATACTATTGTTCCTCTTGCTATTACCTTGGCATACACTTGGTGGTATATTTTCACCAAGGTTCCTGC